TAACTAAGACTTTAATTCCTCATGATTATGATCGTGGTATCGCAATTTTACGTTTCGATGACCAAGATTTGTATGCAAATACTGACCCTGGGTTGTATAGTATCATTATTACTTATACAGATGAATTTGGGCGTGAATATGCACTTCACAGTGATCAAAATATGAGAGTAAGTTATGTATTAGAAGTTCGTGAACTTTTTAATAACGGTTAATATTATTGACATTCCAACAAATAAATTGTATTATTAACTTATGATTGTATTAGATTTTGTTAAGCAAAATATGCCTGGCACTTGGAAACAAACGCCTAGTGGTTGGATCAGTGGTAACTGTCCAATGTGTGCTACACGTGGGCATAGTGCTGATAAACGTAAGCGTGGCGGTTTTATGTTTAACGATGATAAAGTTCAATACAATTGTTTTAATTGTGGATTTAAAACTGGATGGAGTCCTGGACGTAAGATATCAGGACGTTTAAAAGATTTACTAGAACAGTTTGGTGCAGACCCTGCACAAATTCAACGCATTAATTTTGAATTACTTAAAGAACAAGAAGAAGAAAGTATTGTAGATCAGTTTATACAAACTGCAGAAAAGCGTGAAGTAAAAATAGACTGGCCTGAAGCATCATTGCCGCCAGATGCTGTACACATTGAAAAAGTAGATACAAGCAAACTAACAGAAAAAGAACTTGAAAAGTTTATTGCAGCGTGTGAGTACATTAATTCACGTGGTGTTGATTTTTATAAGCATTGGCATTGGTCACCTTTTAAACATTTTAGTAATAGAGTAATACTTCCGTTTTATCACAAAGGCACTGTAGTAGGATATACTGCACGTTGGGTTGGTAAAACACCTAATAAAGAAACACCCAAGTATTACTTGCAAAGTCCAAAGCATTTTGTGTATAATATCGACGCACAAAAGTCGCACAAGTACACAATCGTTACCGAAGGACAGTTCGATGCATTGCTAGTTGGAGGTGTTGCTATGCAAGGTAATACGCCCAGCATGACACAATGTGACATAGTTGATAGTTTAGAAACAGAAGTTATTGTAGTTCCAGACGCTGATAAAGCAGGACATGATTTAGTTCGTGCAGCATTACGCAGAGGCTGGAGTGTAAGTTTTCCTCCTTGGGAAAATTGTAAAGATGCTGCTGATGCAGTACAAAAATATGGACGTTTGTTTACAGTGAGGAGTATAATTGAAAGTACAGAGAGCAACTCAACGAAGATCCAGTTACTTGCTAAATCCTATTGTAGATGATTACAATATTAGAGATGAGGATTTTTATAAAAGAGTGAAACATATAAGCGCACACACAGATTTACAAAGTGAATGGATTAAAAAGTTTGCTTGGCTACCAAAGCGTAGCGATATTACCAACGAATGGATTTGGTTGACAAATTATTATGAATACGTTATAACAATGGATATGAATGGTGCAGTTCCACGTAAGGGAAAAGACTGGCGTATGACATATACACGTAGTGAATACATTGCTAAAAAGCTAACAGGCGAAATTAATGAGTGAAGAATATACAGAGGATTTACAAAAACTTTATATCGAGTTTTTGCTAGCAGAAAAAGATCTCTTTGTTAGATGTAATGCTATTACACAAAGCAAGTATTTTGCTCGTAAGTATCAGCCTGTTATGGACTTTATACAAGAGCACGTAGACGGTTATGGTGACTTGCCTACACATGAACAAATTGCTGCAAAAACAAGTCAGCATTTTGATGACATTACTAGTAAAGTAACTGACGATCATAAAAACTGGTTTATGGATGAATACGAAAAGTTTTGTAGACACAAAGCACTTGAAGGTGCAATCCTACAAAGTGCTGATAAACTAGAACGACATGAGTATGGTAGTGTAGAACAACTAATTAAAGATGCTGTTAGTATTGGACTTGCTAAAGACTTTGGGCTTAACTATTGGGATGATCCTGCAGGACGTATTCAAACTATTAAAGATAACAGAGGACAAAACAGCACAGGCTGGGAGAGCTTGGACAAAGTATTGTATGGTGGATTTAATCCCGGCGAACTAAACATCTTTGCAGGTGGTAGTGGTTCAGGTAAAAGTTTGTTTATGCAGAACATGGCACTTAACTGGGCACTTGCTGGTAAGAACGTTGTTTATGTTTCGCTAGAACTTAGTGAAGAACTATGTAGTATGCGACTAGACGCTATGCTTACTAATATGAGTACACGTGATGTTATGAAGAATCCAGATGACGTTGAACTTAAAGTTAAAATGGCAAGTAAAAAAGCAGGTGTGCTACAAGTTATCCAAATGAAAAACGGATGTACTGTAAACGATATCAAAGCATATATCAAAGAATTCCAAATACAAAAGAATATTAAAGTAGACGGACTATTTGTTGACTACTTGGATTTGATGATGCCTGTAAGTGTTAAAGTTAATCCAAGTGATCAATTTATTAAAGACAAGTTTGTATCAGAAGAGTTACGTAACTTAGCAATTGAACTTGGTACACTATTTGTTACAGCATCGCAGTTAAATCGTGGTGCAGTTGATGAAGTTGAGTTTGACCATTCGCACATTGCAGGTGGCATTAGTAAAATTAATACAGCAGACAACTTAATAGGTATCTTTAGTAGTCGTGCAATGCGTGAGCGTGGGCGTGTACAGATCCAGTTTATGAAAACACGTAGTAGTAGCGGCGTCGGCACTAAATTAGATTTAGGTTATGATATGAATACACTGCGTATTACTGATTTGGATGAAGATGAACAAGGTGAAGATGGACAAGTTGCAAGCATTTATCAAAGCCTAAAAGCAAATGCAACAGCTAGTGTTAGTCCTCCGGGTCAGCAAGTTGCACAACCCGCTGCGGTTGCTGTAGACAATGCTGATAGATTGAAAAATTTATTAAAAAGAAGGGAGTAGTTGCTGAAACATCAATGCCGTTGACCTTATCTAGTCTATGTATGATGTTGAACAACGGGCTAGCCTTTAGGAGTCAATAAGTTTGAGCCTGTATACGCCAAAAAGTAAGCCTGTGTGTTGCCCGCTACCACTGATGTTATAGTTCTTATTTGCCCAATGGATCCTAAGTTCTTAATCAGAAAATGCAAAAGTGCCATAAGTGCTTTCCATCAATGTTTCAGCAACAATATTTATAAATAGTAGTGTTATGAAAAGAAAAACAAGATCTATTTTGGAAGAAATTAATGCAATGGCTCCTCGTCGAGACAAGAAGCAAATTGTAGAGTCTAATGCCGAGCAAGTTATTGTCACTGCTATTAATTTAATTAATTTAATTAACGAAAGTTTTGATGTAGAAACTGCAGCAGACTTGAATAAACGATTAATTAATTCTATCCGAACTAAAGATCCTAAAAAGTTTCAAAGAGGGATCAAAAGAGTTGAAGATTAAAGATATATTAGGCGGCAAATTTAAACGTAAAATCAGACGTGGTAGCCGCATTAAAAGAATAAGACAAGAAGATCTGCATGTTACTGAAGGTGGTAAAATCTTCGGTGACGGTGTTATACCTTTTGATCATAGTATGATTCCAGGCATTATGAAAAGTGTAAACAGTGTACTATCTAAAACTGGTGCACAAGCAATTCCTATCGGCAGTGGCGCAACTCCTACTAAAGGTAAAGTTAGTGGCGACTTAGATATGATTGTTGACGTTGCAGCACTTAAAGATCATTTTAATATGCCAGAAGAGCCAGATAAAGTTATTAGACAAAAACTGCGTCAACTATTTGACTTAGCAGGATTTGATACAGCACAAAGTGGTACAAGTGTACACATTAAAGTGCCAATGGGCGACCATGCACACCAAGTAGATATTATGGTTGTACCCAATGCAGAAAATGCAGCAAAGTTCCATACACACAGCATACCAACTGGTAGTAAATGGAAAGGTGTAAACAAGCAGATTGCACTAGCATATCTTGCTAAAAAACAAAACATGCTATGGTCACCATACCAAGGCTTGTTTAATAGAGATGCTAACGGTAAAAAAGCCGATCTAGTAACTGACAACATTGATCAAGTAGCAAAAGCATTACTCGGCCCGAATGCCTCCGGAAAAGATATTGGCAGCGTTGAACAAATAATGGCAGCGTTGGGCAAAGAAGCAGGTGAAGCGATGCTAGCTGACTTAAGAAGTGATCCAAATTGGAAAGAACTTGACTAATGCGAGCAATAGAAATACTCACAGAGGCCGCAAAGGTCGGACGTGAATATCAGCATTTAGAAGATTTAGTATTTGCCGAAGGCAGCAAAGGTGCATTACGAGCGGCTAGTGTACTACAACGGTTAGGTCAAGATTCTAGTGATGTTGCTATTAAATGGGACGGCAATCCAACAATTTATTGGGGTAGAGACTCTAATGGTACGTTTGTACTAACTGGTAAAAACGGCTGGGGCAAAAGTAAAAGTACTAGTAGCGATGAACTCAAACAATTTATTATGAGCACAGGCAAAGGCGAGGACTGGAGACAAGACTTTGCTGACAATATGGGTGCAGTGTTTGATTTAATGGAACGTAATACACCGACAGACATGCGTGGATTTATATACGGGGACTTACTGTACAGCCCTAGTAAGCCCTTTGTAAGCAATAAAGGTACATATGTATTTGAACCTAATAATGTTGCATACACAGTAGACGCAAATAGTGACATTGGTAAACGTATTGGCGGCAGTCAAATTGGTATTGCTGCACATAGTATATATGGAGCGTTTGGGGATAAGACAGGAACTCCACTTAAAGATACTCGTAGACTAAACACAAACGAAGTAGTAGTATTTGGACAAACATATGTTACTCATACACCTAAAGTAGATACTAGTTCTGTTGAAGAAATTATAAAACTAGCCAATACAAACGGAGCAGCAATCGATGCATGGCTAACTCCAGAACAAGGATTAAGTAATAAAGGTGCAATCATTTACAATTATGTTAATCAAATGACCAAGCAGCGTAAACTAGATAAATTACGCACAGGATTTTTTGATTGGCTTAAAACAAGTAAAGTTAGTTCAGGTCAACAAGCAAAACTAATGGCAACGGACAACAAAGGATTAGATGCAATGCTAGAACTAGTTGTAAAAATTATGACAGTTAAGAATAATATCATTGCACAATTAGATACAGCACCAGCAGACATAGTAGCAACTACAAAAGGCGAACGTGGCGGTGAAGGTTACGTTGCTGGCAGAGATAAAATTAAACTAGTGCCACGTGATAGATGGCAACCAAATTTGTAAGATAAATATTATTATGGAACAGAAATACACAGCACTACAGTATGCACAAATGTCAGGAGGACATCCAGTTGAAGAAGAAAAAACTTCTCCGACATTTGGATTTATTGGTGAATTAAATGAAAGTAAAATGTTTAGAACTAAAAATCAACTAGAGTCTAGCGATTTACGTAGTAATTTAGACTTTGCTTTTTTAAATTTACTGACATTGCATACAATGTATCAAGATTATTCAACTGCTCCACAAGCCCAGGCATATGCTAAACGTACACTACTAGCTGGTGGAGGTCAATTTAAAAACTATAAAACAAATGGTACTGATCTCTATCAAGCATTGCACAGTATTTC